TTGAAGTTTATCGACACGTCTCAGATATAGGAGATGATTTAGACATTGATGCCAGATTACATGGTGTTAAAATTCATTATACAATAGATACAGGGAATGATAGCTAATGGCTGAATATGCACACATAAAAAACGGGAAAATTTTTAGGAGATTGAATTTAGATTCGGCAAAGGTTCCTACACATAAAACATATCTTATTCCGATTATTAGAAATCCGCAACCACCATTTGATCCAACAATAGAAACAATAAAAGAAGTTGTTACTATTGAACCGACAAGAGTTGTCATTTCAACTGTAGTAGTTCAAAAAACCAAGACATTAGTTGAATTAGAAACGGTTTTATTAGAACACATAGATCGAGAAGCAGAACGTAAAATTTTACAAAAAACTCGTTCTTTTGGTAATAATACAACACAAGAAGATAGTTTAGCTGAACGAATTAATGCATTAACACATTTGAATAAATTCGAACGTATTAAAGCTGGTGGAGGAACATTGAGTGCTATCGAATTAAGTATAGAAACAAAATCACAGAAGTTAATAGATGATGTGGATGCAATATTACAAAATTCTATTAAAAATAGTAATAGAATTAAGAATGCTGGAACTAAAGCCCTAAAGACTGCTGCATTTAGAAATAGAACATGGCCGTCTGCCATTCGGCAGACGGGACCGTCTGCCAATACCGGAGTTTAATATGAGTTTAAGAGTAAACAATCTTATTGGATTTGGAAGTTTTAATTCTGGAGGATCTTCAGGAGAGTTAACATATGGTTATTAGTCAGGTGGTTTTTCTACTTCAGTTTCTAATGTTATTGATAAATTTACATTTGCATCAGATGCAAATGCTACTGATGTTGGTAATTTAACAGTAGCAAGAGATGGTGCCGCTGGTCAATCTTCATCCACTCATGGTTATGCGTCAGGTGGTTTTTCTACTTCATATTCTAATGTTATTGACAAATTCACATTTGCATCAGATGCAAATGCTACTGATGTTGGTAATTTAACAGTAACAAGAGGAGAGGTTGCTGGTCAATCTTCATCCACTTATGGTTATTCATCAGGTGGTATGATAGGTGGTGGTTTTTCTATTACAAATTATGATGTTATTGACAAATTCACATTTGCATCAGATGCAAATGCTACTGATGTTGGTAATTTAACAGTAGCAAGAGAAGAGGTTGCTGGTCAATCTTCATCCACTTATGGTTATTCATCAGGTGGTATTGCAGGATTTATTGGTTCTAATGTTATTGACAAATTCACATTTGCGTCTGATGCAAATGCCACTGATGTTGGTAATTTAACAGTAGCAAGAGAAAGGGCTGCTGGTCAACAAGGTGGATGATTGATGAAAGGAAAATCTAATGGAAACAACACAAAGAATTGCTAAAATTAAAACTAAAAAACACGAATTAAAAACATTAGGTTCTAGTGAACTTTGTTTGCGTTATGAAAATACTAAAAAAGCACTAGAAGAAACAGCATATTTACAGACTATTTGGGACCGATCTCACACTAAGTGGACACGGGAAAATATTACTTGTTCTTTCATCAATCCAATGCGTAATTTAAGACAAGTAACTGCTGAATTATCTTCACGCAGAGCAGCACTTTCTGAAAGTTACTGGAAAGTTGCTGAACTAAATGTGAATCTTGAAGAAATGAATTTGATATTCAAAAACTTAAAAAATGGTTTTGAAAAGGATCGTATGCTAATCAATATCCGCAGAACAGAAGATACTATAGCACAAATTCTCGAAAAAATGACAGGTGCAATGAAAGATGTTAAAGATTTACATAAAATTTATCTTCAATTAAAAGAAAGGTTTGATTTAATTGATGGTGATGCAGTGGAAAGGGAAGAAAGACGTTCGCATTTAACAAGATCTCTTTCTCAATGTGTTAGAGATGTTCGACAATATGGAGCAATTACTAAAGGCGAACAGGAATATATGGAACAATGTGGCGTAAATCCATCTAAAGCAATAGCATTAATTCAAAGTTATCTTATTCAAGAACAAACTGGTAATGAGTATGGTGTAGAAAATTTAAAAAAATGGATTTCTAAAACAGTAGATTATTTGATATGTGAAACTGAAAAGGAAATAACCACTAAACAAAATATTAGAGTATTAAAATAAGAGGCGGATCATAATATGTCAGCATTACATCTTACTAATAAAAAGAATTTTTTAAGTAAACTTCCTAAAGGAATAAAAAAGACTCCATCAAAAATTGATGGTGATCCAGTTGTTACAATTAAAAAACACAAATTCAGATTTTTCTCAAATGGTGATTGGGGATTCAAACGTAATTATGAAAAAGATTGGAATTATGGTAAATATCCATCGGGACTTAATCATATTATAACAATGATAGAGAAAGAAAAAATATAAATATATGTAATATGGAAAATGAAACAAAAAAAAGCAAATATGAATTGTGGGTTCATAATAAGTGGAGACCTGCTGTTGGTTGGTCTTATGTTATAATTTGTCTTTTTGACTTTTTTCTGGCACCAATATTTTATAGTTTACTTCAAATTTTATTTTTTCAGAATATTACAGCTATTCAACCATGGGAACCACTTACTTTAAAAGCAGGTGGTCTATATCATTTTTCTATGATGGCTATAGTGGGTGTTACATCTTATGGCAGAACACGCGAAAAAATAGAAAGTGGTATAAATGCAATGAAAATGCTAAGAAAATCAGAAAGGGAAATGTAAGAAATGTTAGCATTATTAATGGGATCAGTCCCAGCACTTATTGGATTACTTACATCATTTCTTCCTAATTTAGTAAAGTATTTAGAAAATGGACAAAAAAACAATCATGAAATTGCACTTGCAAAATTACGGATGGAAGCAGCACGTCAAGGAATGGATCAACAACTTCTTATTAAAGATGTTAAAGCCACTGTCAAGGAGGGGGAATCTCTTCGACGCGCTGATTCTGTTATTAGTAATAATAAGTATATTAACAACTTACGCGCAAGTGTCCGGCCAGTTATTACCTACGCATTTTTCGCACTTTTTGTTACAGTTAAACTCTCTGCTGCAACCCTTTTATGGCGCCAAGGATTTGAGTCTCTCGACGTTTTGAAAGTTGTGTGGGATCCATATACAGTGTCTGCTTTTGGTGCTATTCTTGGATATTATTTCGGAACTCGTTCTATGATTTATGTTAATGAACGTTTCTATCCTGATAAACGAGATTTTAAAACAGTAAAAAAATAAAGGAAAACTAAATTGACTAACATACTTTGGTACGTAATCGTAATTATATTCGGCATTATATTATTTGGATCAATGTATCCTCAATATATGCCTGTTAGTGTCAGAACGTATTTTCAAAAATTAAAAGATATATTTTCAAATCTTATATCTTCTTCAAAAATTTTGGTTATTGCCAATCTGTTGATAACCATTGCTGGAAGTAAATCTTTGATGGGAGCAACTGGATTTCTTGGAAAAATCCGCGATTTGATATATGGAGCCGGAAAAATAGTTTTCGCAATAGCTCAAAATCGTGCAGTGGTTCAACAACAAAAAGAAAAAGCGGCTGTGGAAAAAGATGCAACAAAAACCAATAAAAAGGTTTAAAGTAGAAAGATTGAAATGGCGGAACCAACTAACAAAGAAGAACTCATTGAAGCTGTAAAAAGACGGCTTGGACATCCCATCGTCCACATTGATGTGACTGAAGAACAGTTTTCCGATAGAGTTGACCAGGCTCTTCGCTATTATTGGGATTATCATTTCAATGGTGCTGACAAAATTTTTTATAAATATAAAATAACGCAAACAGATAAAGATAATGGTTATGTTCCCATTCCTGATAATATTATTGGTGCTGTTCAAGTTTTTTCTATAGGCGAAGCACTTTCTACTTCGAATATCTTTTCACTTAGATACCAAATTGCTTTGAATGATTTGTATACACTTACAAGTTCTTCAATGTTACCATATTTCTCTGCTATTCAACAAATTGGATTAATTGAAGAAATTTTAGTTGGTCATCAGCCAATTCGGTATAATAGACACAAAGATAAAATTTATGTCGATATGGATTGGAATACGGTTCTTGTTGGTGATTATCTGATGTTTGAATGTTATGAAGTGGTTGATCCAGTAGTTTATGTTCAAGTTTGGAGAGACCGTTGGCTTATCAATTATCTTGAAGTTTTAGTAAAATTACAGTGGGGGAATAATCTGAAGAAATTCGGCGGAGTCCAACTTATTGGGGGTCTTCAATTAAATGGGCAACAAATTTATGATGAAGCTTTACAAGATAAAAAGGAAATGGAAAGAGATATGATTGAAAATCTGAGTATTCCGGTAAATGATTTTGTTGGATAAAAAGAAGCAAATTACAAACAGTTCAACATAAAAAAAAAGAAAGTACCAAATGGTGTCATTTAAAGAATATTTAAAGGAATATTTAGAAGAAAAAACAACTTCTGAATTGGAGGAATCAACATTAGCACAGAAAAAAATTCATAATAATCCGTCAATGGAATCGTTAAAAGCATTGGCACGAAATAATGATGTTAGATTTGTAATAACAAAAGGTGATGAATACCATAAACCTTCACTACAAGCTGGAGATGCAACAAAATATGATCACAAATCTATTTCACCAGCAACCTCTAGTTGGCATTTACGCGGATTTTTGAAGCATAGAAATGGTGAATATAAATATACTACTATGGGTTCACATGATAATTTTCCAGAAGATCACGAAATGTTGCGAAAATTAGAAAAACATGGAATTAAAAATGGAAATATAAATACGGTTTCCTTTTAATTCATATAAAAAATTAAGAACATAAATGAGTCAAGGTAGTACAACAAAATCCACAGTAAACTTTTATAATCATGTTGGTACTCAAAACCTTCTTGATTCTTTAGCTACAGAATCTATCCGAATGTATGGAACTGATATGTCTTATCTTCCAAGACGCAGGGATTCTTTTGATGAAATTCTGGGTGAAGATGATACTTCGTATTATGATACGGCATATGGAATTCCGATTTATGTAAAAACTGCTGAAGGATTTATGGGTCAAGAAGCATTTATGACCAATTTTGGATTGGAAATCAGACCACAACTTATTTTATCTGTTTCTCGATTTCAATTTGAAAATAATATAAAATCTGTAGAATTTGCGTTAAATCGACCCCGCGAAGGCGATTTACTTTATTTTCCAATGAATCATCGTGCATTTGAAATTAAATTTGTAGATGACAAACCATTTTTTTACCAAGCTGGCACACTACAGATGTATGATTTGACATGTGAATTATTTGAATATGCTGGTGAACGATTTTCAACTGGAATCGCAGAAATTGATAGTATTCAAACACGATATTCTGTTGATGTTTATGAATTTGGAATTCAAAATCGAAATACTGAATATCTATTAAACAGAAATGGTGATATTATAACAATTAGAGATTTTGGTGCCAATCAAGATGTATATGATCCATTGCAAATTAATGATGAACTTCAAACTTCTTCAAATGCTTCAAGTAATAACACCACTTCATTATTAGATTGGAGTGAAACAAATCCTTATTCTGAAGGAACATGGTAAGACTTAAATTCAAGAAATTTGAGCAATTAAAATTGTAAAAAGAATCGTATAAGAAAGAAGAAAAATGTCGTTGTATGGAAATAAAACATTTTATTTCAGTTTACTTCGAAAATATGTAATTTATTTTGGTACTATTTTCAATGAAATTGAAATTACTAGAGAAACTGGAGATGGGAAAGTCCAGCAATTTCGTATACCATTAGTTTATTCTCCTAAAGATAAAATGATTGCTAGATATGATGCTGATCCGGAAATTAATCGCGCAACAGCTTTAGCAATACCACGTATGGCTTTCGAACAAAAAGGTATATTATATGATGCTGAACGTAAACTTCATAGTTTGGGTAAAATCGTTAGAAAAGATGATAACAATTTAAACAATCTTCGAAGAAATTACAATCCAGTTCCTTATAATATTCAATTTGAATTAAATATTATTTCAAAAAATGTTGAAGATAGTAATAAAATAGTAGAACAAATTTTACCATTTTTTACACCTGGTTTTACTGCTACGGTTAATTTAATACCAGGAATGGGAATTACACATGATATTCCAGTAATTTTAAATTCAGTTTCATGGCAAGATAATTATGATGGAGATTTACGTCAACGTCGTAATATAATATGGACATTAGATTTCACAATGAAAGCTTATTTCTATGGACCAACAGTTTCGAAACCAATTATTAAATATGCAAATACAAATTTCTTAGTAGGAAATACATCAACAACAAATACTATAGTAGAATATTTTAGAGTTACTCCAGGACTTGATGCAAATGGAAATCCAACATCCAACTCAAATAATTCTATTCCTGTTGCTAATATTGCAGTAGATACAGCATTTGGATATATAGTTAATACTTCTTTTACTGCAAATGGGTCGAATTAAATGAAGAGTTTTATTCAGTATTTAAATGAAGAAAAAAAGATAAATTGGTCTAAAATTGATTCACATTATAAAAATTTACCAAACAATCTTAAAAGTCATATAGATAAATGGATTGGAATTTCACCTAATGATGTCAAATCCGGGGCTGAAGGTGGTATTATGGATTCTAAATCATTAGAGAAAAATTGGAAAGCTGTTCATAAAGCTAATCATAAAATAAGACAAGAATTAAAACAAACACATGGTAAAACATTAACAGTTTTCCGAGGAATTGGTAAAAACGGAAAACAAAAATCTAGAATATTAGATTCATATACTACGAATCGCAAAGTGGCCGAACATTTCGCTGGTGGAGGGTCTAAATCTTTAAAACCTTATAGTGAAAGAGATATAAAACATCACGAAAATAAATTAAACAAATCAGGTCGAACAAAAATTGGTAATAAACATTTGGTTCATGTTAAAGATAATGGCGAAAAATATATCTCACTTCAAGATGATACTGGTAATGAAATTACCGATGTTCCTAGTGTTCGAGATCATATAAAAACGTCAAATGAATTTATACATAGACATAACAAACGAATTAAAGATGCTAGAAGTCGTGTTGAAGTTAAACAAATTCCAATAAATAGAATCGTGCACGCAACTAATCATATGAATCAACAAGAAATCATAGTAAAAAGAAACATGAAATGAAAACATTTAAGAAATTTATTGAAGAAACATACGATCCCAGTATAATTCATGTTAATCCTACCATTAAACAAATAAAAAAATTGGCAAGAAATTCTGATCGTAATAGATTACGATTTGTAATAACCAAACATCCTGATAATAAAGTATATGTTGGTGATGCGCGGCGGCATGTTCACGTCACATTAATACCAAATAAAGAAAGGTGGCATTCAATTGGATTTATCAACCATAGAAATGGAAAGTTTGAATACGAACACCATGGTGCTGCGGGGGTTGGTACTAAACCAGAACCACATGAATTTGTTAAAATATTAAAAAAATCCGGGATTAATAAAGAAAAACTTAATGAAGATAAAACTGAAGATTATAGAGGTGAACATCAAGCACCAGATAAAGAAAGTGGTTCACCTTTGCATGATGTAACAAAAAATGAAACATATCCAAAGGATTTTTATGGTCATAATGGTTTTCGGTATTATTCTGATTATGGTGGAGAATTTGATCGAGAAAGTCATAATAAAGTACTTAGATTGAAAAATAGACCTGATCATAGAG